TGTGTGAGCCCGTCGGATCGCTTTCTGCAGTGAAGAAGATACTTCAAAAAAATCATAGCCTCCAACAGTTCTGATAGTCATAATTTTTAGTTTTTTGGTTTGACTTATTGTTTATTACATTAGTAAAGATAGTCGTAATTGACAAGTTTGGCAAACAGAATCTTCGCCATTTTATCGCCATTTTCATTTGATTATCAGTATTTGAATTTACAGGTTATGTTATATTGCACGAGCTGTTTTGTCTTGTCCTTCCCGTTGTTGGTTGCGCTCTTTAACAGGATACTGTCACCAAAGTTTTTCTTGATGAAAAGAATGGATCGCCGTTCCTCTTCCTGATTGCGGATAGAGGCCAGCCCTCCTGCATTGACAAATGTATTTTTCTGCTCGAAGTTGTATCTGAGGTCTGTGAGTACACGCCGTTCCTTATACTTCATGTAACAGCTTATCCAAAAATCTTCTTTGAGTCTCAGTTCCTCGTTCCACCAGGTATTTTTGTTATAGATAATTCCGTAACTGCATCCTGTTATCATCTTTGAAAGAGAAAGAAAGCTCGTTTCGTCATACATCACAGGTGATATCCGTGAGGTGAAGCCGAAAAGGTGGATATCCATAAGACTGGCCATTTCATGGAGTGAGAGGATAATCCGGGTAATCTTGTCTTTGTCTTTCACTCTTCCGGACTCGCCTTTCTCCGCATAAAGAGTTTTGCAGGCATGGACATCATCATCGAGCATGAACAGCTCCCCGAAATATCTTGCCATCCAATTACGTTTGGGGATAAGACCAATGATGTCATCGGGATGGGTGACAATCTCGCAATCCGGGTTAAATTCACGATACAGGTCTGCTTGGCTCTCGGCCACACAGACAATGGGATCATTCACCAGCTTTTTGGCGAACACTCTGTCATGCCTTTTATGGCTTGGAATTACTATTTTGCAAGGCATGGCGTACATCTTTTATATCAATGACATTCGATTTGCTTATCTTGCCGGTCTTGTAGGATTTCATGTGCTGCATATCCAACCGTTCACGGAGCCAGTTGCTGTCCACCTCATTACCGGAAATAATGATGAATAGTTCATGTTTCTCATCATATTTGGGAATGAGAGGATACAGGGCGTTGTCATCCGATATGGCGTTGAAACGATCCTTGAATTCATCCTTTTCCTTTTCTGGAGCGAACTCAATACCCCAGTCCTGTAACTCAGCCTTATCCCACTCGTTTTCCATAATATCCATATCATTCTCACCGAAACTTACATTATCTTTTGTGGCGTATTCACGAAGCTTGGCTACGGGTGTATCGTCTGGCAGCACCTTGCAGGGAAGTTCTTTATAGCCCAAATCCTTACAGGCACGTAAACGCAGGTTACCACAAACGACAATGTATCTGCCTTCTGATGGAAAAACGATAAGTTCACGGAGATCAAGCATCTCAGGAGAGTCGGAAATACTTTTTTTCATCGCTTCGAAGCGATAGTCCCGGAAGAAACGTGGGTTCTTCGGAAGCCCGGCGAGCTGGCCCTTGTTGAAGTCCAACAGCTTTATAGAAATGTTTTTTGTCATAACTCACTATTTATCAACTACACTTAAAATCAACATCACTCAAGTCAGTCACAACACCTATTCATCCTTGTTGTCATTGAACTCTATCGTATCCTTGATCAGTTGCTCGATGTTTGCGCATCCGATACGGCTTAGATAAGTTATGGTGGAAATGATGATACCTGCAGCGGCAATCTCCTGTTCTGAATAGCCGGGCAGATGCTTGCTGTGATATTTCGAAGCTTCAAGCAATTCCCTCCATTTGACAGAAATCAATAAGATAAAGGCACGCCTGGAGGTATAATTATTGATTTTACCTTTGCGCATTGCTGTTTCAAGGCATCTCTTCGCCAATTTATTCAATGTTATCATTGTTTGACAGGTAATTGTTAGGACTATATTAATATTCTCAAAGATCCTGTATGATCGGGCGACTCTCTTGGTCTGGGATGGGTTATTTTCATTTTTGTTCCTCTTTTTCTGTTTTGATGTCTGTTACTTTACCACGACTAACAAAACACAGACCTATTCCAGCAGCACATATATTACTACTAGGAATAGGTAATAAATTGTTGTTTTACTCATTTATGGTCCATTTTGAATTATTTTTTTATAACTACCGCCATTGTACTAACAGTTGTTCCACTCTCTTTAAACTCGCCTGCGCTGATTTCAAACACTTCTCCATGTACTTCTTTCAGCCAGTTGCGGAAATCAATACATTTCTTTTCCGAAGCGAATTTCCAGTGTTGGCTGGTTATTGCTGCAAGCGTGCCGCCTTCTTCCAATCGATCATACATAAGCCTGACATGCTCTATATCCTGATTACCGGAAAACGGAGGATTTGCAATAATCTTAGTGTAATGCCCTACACTGTCTTTCGTAAAGTCTTCATCAAGCAATATTACGTTGTTAAGGGTGTGAAGAAATTCTCTGTTTTCCGGCATCAACTCATAACATTCCACTGTTACAGAAGGACAAGCTCGATGAATGGCTTTAATGAGAGCACCGCGGCCGGCACTCGGTTCCAGTACCGTATCATCCTCATGTATCCCTCCGGCAAGCATAACCAGCCAGTCGGCAACATCGGCCGGAGTTTCAAAAAACTGGTAATCCTGCTGTAGGTTGCACCGTTTACCCTCTTTCAGCATGGAAAACACACGTTCCGGATTAAACGGGAATGTGAAACCCTGTATCTTCCCACCTTGCCATGAGCCGCCGGCTTCTTCTATCCACTTTTTTGCTTCGGCATAAGACTTTTTGTTAAATTGAACTTGAGGAAGTTTCAGAACACCGTCCTCAAGAGTACAATGTTTCAATATCTCTTCCACACTCCATTTTTTGCCTTCGTCAGCCTGCTTTTTCTTTTCAGCTATCGGAACATCCGGCGCTAACAGTGAAGATATTTTTTCTACAACTATGTTGCTTGCGTCCATGAAGGCACTGACGCAAGATATCGCTTCGATCAAGAAATCGGTGTCAACATGCCCGGTATCGTCATAGATGTCTATCCCTTCGGTCATGGATGACAGTTCATTGAGCTGCGCAACACTACCATGTAACGTTTCGATTAAAATCTTTTTTTTGTTCGTCATAACTTTTCTGTAAATAAATTCTTGTTGTGTCTACACTTCCATGACCGAGAAGATCGGCCAGTTGAATAACATCTTTGTTTTTTTTCAGGAACATTTTAGCGAAAAAATGTCGGAAGGCATGCGCGTGCATTTTTTTTGAATCGATACCACAATGTTTACCCCATGCTTTCAGGTGTTGTGAAAAACCTCTCTGAGTCAACGGTCCGTATCTCCCGACAGCAAGAGTACCGGACTTGCCTGTCTCCTTTATATAGTCCTTCACCTCCTGTTGTAATTGCTTCTGGAAAAAGAAACGCCGATACTTGTTTCCTTTCCCTTTCAAAACAACCTCGCCAATTGCTATATCCTCCCATGTGAATTGCTGAAACTCCGAGAGCCGGGCTCCTGTAGTACCCAATACCTTGATGAAGAAATAGTAATCCTTGTTGAGTTTTGTTTTCAGATACTCCAGTAACCGATTATATTCATTCTCGGTAGGAACATTAGAAATATCCAGCTTACGTTTCATTTTAGGTCTCTTTAATTCTATCGGCTTTTTCATCCATTTAGAGAACTTTTCAATGGCTGTAATACGTAACCGGATGGTAGCGGGAGATAATTTTTCTTCTTCGAGACTTTTTATAAACCTCCTGCAATTATCCATGTTTACCTCATTGGCATACTCGAAATACTTCTTCATTGATGTGTAATATATATCAACTGTATGAGAAGAGTAATCATTGTTGTCGGTCAGCCACACAATGAAATCATTAAGTTGTTTCTTGTTCTTATCCGAAATGACATCAAGTTTTTCCAAAGGTTTCACCGCCTTTTCCCTTTTTCCATATCCGATGTTGAGATAGGATAATAGATCGCATATAGCTGAACACATTAGCGAATGACGCACCATGACATCAGCATTTTCACGTTTATAATTCAAATAGCCACGGCGGTTCACTTCTTTGGCCATTTCTAAAAAATCCGTGACATGCTTGATATATTTCCCGACAGTATCATAAGTCCTTCCTGTCGTGTATATGTAAGAAATATAATCAGTTAATATCTTCTGTCTGTCATTATTCATAATTTTCTTATTTTAAAATTTCATCAATAGATGATAAAACACTCTCCAGTCTTTCCAACTGCTCAGAGTATTTCATAAGAAGATTTTCTTCTCTTTCCGTAGCCTCCCCTCCATTGTGAATATCATTATACTTTTCGTATTTTGATTTTACACTCTTATATGCTTTCTGAAAGAACGGAAGCAATATCTTACATTCCTCTTTGGTCATACAGACCGTTATCTCGTATGGAGATGAATACGATTTTCTTGTGCTATCTATGTGACTCATTTCTTTCCTGTTTTGAATTTCTTGTTTATTTCTTT